GCCTCAGTCCCGTGGATGGCGTCTCGCCAAACAACAACGGGTGGGCGGTGTTCAAGCAGCCGTCAGGGCGCAGCATACACGCCGAGAACATTGAGAACTTGCCCGAGGGGTACTACGACACCCAAGGCCGGAGCGAGGAGTACATCCGCGTCTATATAGATGGTGAGTACGGCCTGTCGTTGGCGGGGACGCCGGTGTACAAGTACTTCCGGCCGGACTACCACATGGCGTCAAGTACGCTGCGGCCCATCGTCAACGGGTCGCGGCCTATCATTGTGGGGATGGACCTCGGGCTGACGCCCGCTGCTGCGCTCATGCAGCAGGACGCTCGCGGGCGGGTGCTGGTGCTGGACGAGGCGGTCAGTTTCGACATGGGCATACAGCGGTTCGTCCGCACGGTGCTGAAGCCACTATTATATGAGAGGTTCACCGGGTGTCCTGTGCTGGTGGTCACTGACCCCGCAGGGGTGCAGCGGGCGCAGACGGACGAGCGCAGTGCCGTGGACATTATCAAGGCCGAGGGGTTGAAAGTCATACCGGCGAGTACGAACAGTATCACGGCGCGGGTGAATGCCGTCGATGAGTTCCTGATGAGGCAGGTGGATGGCGACCCTGCGTTCCTGCTCGACCCACGATGCACCCGGCTCAAGGCAGCGATGATGGGTGGGTATAGATATAAGAAGAAGCAGGAAGGGGTGATTGAGAAGAACCAGCACTCGCACATTGCCGAGGCGTTGCAGTACGGGATGCTGCATATCGACAACCCGTCAGGCATGGTGTCTGCCTTACGGAGGGATGTCAAACGAGTAGCCAACGCTGGTTGGACATAATATACTATCCCTGCGCCTCCTCCACAGAGTTGCACTCCTTCCAGAAATACCCTCAAGTCCACCGCTTGGGGGTATTTTTGTCTGCGTCTTTTGCAAATATCTTGACCGTGTGTATACTCCTTGGTACTAGGCCGTAGACCGGCAGGGGTATTACATGAAGCCTACCAAGTCATACACCGTCAAATCCACCAACCCGAAAATGTCGTCGGGGGCGGTCGAACGCCTACCGAAATACGAGAAGGGTGGACTGGTCATGGGCGGCGGTGGCTCTGGCAAGAAAGGGATGGCAGGCGGCGGTGCCGTCCGGGTACCCCTCAGTGAAAGTGCGTCAGCCGTAATTAGCGGCGGGATGTACAACGTCAAAGAAGGCGGCAAGCGCTACAAGGGTGTCGAGAAAGGCACCTTGGGTATGCGGTTCAATCGTGGTAATACTACGGTTGAAGTCAGTAAGAACTATGCACCGCAGGCATTGCCCGCTGGCCCCGGCATGGAGCCAGTGATGGTAGAAGAGCGGATGACCAGTCGCAAACCCGTCACATCTATCAGTATTACCAAGAGGTTCTAATGGCAGGCTTGACGTTCCTCCGGGTGGTGAGTAATACCGAGCTTGCAAGGCAAGAGCGGGAAGAAGCTGACCGTGCGTTGCAGGACCGCCAGAACGAGCCATTGATGCTTGGCATCACCGCGTACATGCGCGAGTGTTGGGATGCCGCACAGATTGCCAAACGCCCCATAGAGTACGAAATGCTGCGGGCGTTGCGGCAGCGTAACGGTGAGTACGAGGCCGACAAGCTGCGGCAGATACGCGACCAAGGCGGGTCTGAAGTCTACATGATGATCACCGAGGTCAAGTGTAGGGCGGCAGAAAGCTGGCTCCGCGACATCCTGCTCGACACCGGTACCCCGCCGTGGGACTTGGATGCCACACCCCTCCCCGAGCTTTCACCCGTGCAAATGCAGGAGCTACAAGCTGCCTTCGCTGACGAGGTGATGAAGCTGGTGCAGACGACCGGCCAAGCCCCCTCCAAGATGGAGATGTTGCAGCTTCGGGAGATGGTCGCACAGGACTTCCGGTTCAAGCTGCTGCAAGAAGCGCAGGTGCGCGTAGACAAGATGAAGCTGAAGATCAGTGACCAGTTCGCGCAAGGCGGGTGGGAGACTGCGTTCAACGACTTCATCACTGACTTGGTGACATTCCCATGTGCCTTCATCAAGGGGCCTATCGTCACTAGACAACGTGTCCTTGGGTGGGGCACGGATGAATTCGGCCGTACTGTGGTGGTTCCAAAAGAAGTTTTGGCGCCAGAGTATCGCCGGGTTGATCCGTTCCGCATCTACCCCGAGCCGGGGATCAGTAACATCAAAGACGGCTACCTGTTCGAGCATCACAGGCTCAGCCGCATGGACCTGTCCGACCTCATCGGTATACCGGGCTACGACGATGAAGCCATCCGCAAGGTGCTTGACATCGGCAACGGCCAGTCTTGGATCAGTGAAGATGTCGAACTGACCAAGAACGAGGAAGAGCGTAAGTACTATTCGTACATGCGCCCCACTGAAATGTATGACGCCCTTGAGTTTTGGGGTAAGGTCAGCGGCAAGATGCTGCGGGAATGGGGGATGTCCGAAGAGGACATTCCTGATGACGCACGAGAGTACGACACCAACGTCTGGATCGTCGGTAACTATGTCATCAAGGCTGTTCTGAACTACGACCCTCTCGGGGAGAAGCCTTATGCCAAGAGTTCTTTCATCAAGTCTCCCGGTGCGTTTTGGGGTAAAGGTATTCCAAAAATTATCGAAGACCTGCAAGGCGTGTGTAATGCGGCTGCTAGGGCGCTTGTCAACAACATGGGCATTTCGTCTGGCCCGCAAGTTGAAGTCAACCTTGAGCGAATCCCTCCTAACGAGGACATTACGCAGCTATATCCTTGGAAAATATGGCAGGTCACAAATGACCCCATGGGATCAAGTTCACCGGCTGTACGATTCACACAGCCAGAAAACAATGCCGCTGCACTTATGGCTGTCTACGAGAAGTTCAGCCGACTTGCCGATGACCATTCCGGTATCCCTGCCTACGTCTATGGGGATTTGAACGTACAGGGTGCAGGCCGCACGTCATCCGGTCTGTCGATGCTTATGGGCGCGGCCGGTAAAGCCATACGTCAGGTGGTCATGCACATTGACGCAGACATTGTAAAACCTGTTGTGGAACGACAATTCGTCTACAATATGAGATATGACGAGGATGAGAGCATCAAGGGTGACGTGCAGGTACTGCCCCGTGGTGCGATCAACCTCGCTGTGAAAGAGACGACCAACGTCCGTAGGATTGAGTTCCTGAACGCCACCGCCAACCCGGTAGACCTTGAGATCATCGGTAGAGACGGTAGAGCGACGATACTGCGAGAGATCGCCAAGGGACTTCAGATGCCTGCGGAAGAGATAGTTCCATCCCGTGAAAAGTTGGACTATATAGGTAAGATGCAGACGCAGGCGCAAGCCGCACAAGCGGCGCAGGCACCAGCAAATATTCAGCCTGACGGAGCCGAGAAAGGCGGCACCGAGGGCAATACAGTTAGCAGTCGTGTGAGTGGTCAGCCGTGATAAAACCTGACCCAAGAGTTGTAAAGGCCATGGCGAATGTAGTCCGACAATACCCAGAACTTCTGGAGTGGATAGCGGGCTGGAGACAGCATGAACTTGATCAACTTCCATACGCTGTGAATCAGCCGACACTCTTTCAGGGGCGGTGTCAGGTGTTGGGTGAACTCGAAAGGTTTGCCAAAGAAGCCCCTCAACTGGCGGCAAAGTTATGAACTCGCCGTCTAATCACGCATACCGATAGGAGCGTTCAACATGGCAATGCCAGAGCAGATTCGTAAGCAAGCAGCGGCTGTACAAGACCACTACAAGCAGATTGGCGAACCCGCAAACACCGAAGGTGAGGCGGCAGAAGTAGCTGAAACCCCAGTAGTAGAAGCAGCCGACCAACAGCAGAATCATGCTACCCAGTCAGTAGAAGGTGAGCAAAGCGCTACTGACAACAAACCTTCGGATGATGGCCTGCTACAGAAGTACAGGACTCTCCAAGGTATGTACAACGCAGAAGTACCGCGTCTACATGCACAGAATAAGGACTTGACTGCGCGTATCGGTCAGTTGGAACAGTTGCTTGCTACCATGTCGGCTGCGCCGGCACAGCAGCAGGAGACTGCCCCGCAAGCACGGAAGGTCGTAACCCAAGCTGATATTGATGAGTATGGGGATTCGATTGACGTAATGCGGCGGGTGTATCAGGAGGAAGTGGGCAATCTCCATGGCGAGATCGGCCAACTGAAATCCTATATCCAGCAGATGCAGACAAACGTAGTGCCACAGGTACAGGCAGTAGCCCAACGGCAGGCCGCGACAGCGGAACAGCAGTTTTGGGCAGACCTGACCGGTGCGGTCCCTAGCTGGCAGGCGATCAACAACGACCAAGACTTCCACTCTTGGCTGTTGGAGACTGACCCACTGACCGGTATTGCGCGACAGACATACCTTGAAGATGCCCAACGGGCGCTTGACTCGCGCCGTGTAGCAAACTTCTTCCGCACTTGGCTTGAGGTATCTGGTCGAGCCGCTGTTGCTCAACCCAATCGGACGGCAGCAGCCTCCGAGTTGGAGAAACAAGTAGCGCCCGGTCGCCCGAAAAGCGGCGGTAGCGTTGCTTCCAACAAGACCAAGACGTATTCGCCGGATGATATCAAGTCGTTTTTCAACGACGTTCGTTCCGGTAAGTACAAAGGTCGTGAGACTGAACGTGACCGCATTGAGCGCGACATCTTTGCCGCGCAACGTGAAGGTCGCATAACCGCGTAAATCGTGATTAGAGGTATACAACCATGTCGTATCCAGTATCCCCCGGCCGTCCTAACTATAGCGGCAACTTCATTCCTGAAATCTGGTCTGGCAAACTCATCGAGAACTTCTACGATGCCACTGTTCTTGCCGCCATTTCCAACACCGACTACGAAGGTGAAATCCGTCAGTACGGCGATACGGTCAACATCCGTACCACCCCTGAAATCACCATCCGTAACTATGTTAAGGGTCAGACCCTGACGGTCGAGAACCCTGACAAGGCCAAGATTCAACTCCTGATCGACAAGGGCGAGTACTTCGCTTGCGTCGAGGACGACGTTGACAAGGTGCAGTCTGACATCAACCTGATGGACACTTGGTCCAAAGACGCCTCCGAGCGTATGAAGATCAAGATCGACCAGCGCGTTCTGACCGACATTCTGCCGGACATCGTTGCCGCCAACAAAGGCGCCACCGCTGGTGAGCAGTCTGCCTCCTTCAACCTTGGCACGACCGGTAGCCCTCTCACCGTCACCAAGGACGGCGCAGGTGGCACGACCTCTGTCATCGACCTGATCGTTGACATGGGCACCGTCCTTGACGAAGCCAACGCTCCTGAAGGCGGTCGCTTCATCGTCATTCCTGCCAAGATGGCCGGTCTGATCAAGAAGTCCGAACTCAAGGACGCCAGCCTCACCGGCGACGGCCAGTCTGTTATCCGCAACGGTCGCCTCGGCATGATCGACCGCTTCACGGTGTACATGAGCCACAACCTGAGCGTGTCTTCCGGCAAGTACAGCATCATTGCTGGTCACAAGATGGGCTTCACGTTCGCCTCGCAGATGACCAACATGGAAACCATCCGTTCTGAAAGCACCTTCGGAAACATCATCCGTGGTCTTCAGGTGTATGGGTACAAGGTTGTCAAGGGCGAAGCCCTGTCGCAAGCCGTTATCACGTTCTAATGATCGGGGGCTAACCACCCCCTTTCTTACCTAATTCAAGAGGATACTCTCATGGCTAATTACACTGACTCCCTTGGTTTCAACAAAGGCACCGCTGCGTTCCCTGACGGTTCTGGCGTTTCCAAGTTCTCTGTTGAACTTGACTTTGCTGCGATCGTTGCCGCCCGCGCTGCTGCTGGTGCTACCGCACTGGTCGCTACCGATACGCTTCAGGTTATCAGCCTCCCCGCTGGTTCTGTTGTGTTGTCTGCCGGTGCCAACGTGGTTTCTGCTGAGACGACTAACACCACGGCTACGTTTGACCTTGGCTTCACGGGCGGTTCGCCTGCTGCTGCCAACGTCTACGGCGATGACCTTGCTTCCAACAGCACGGGTCTGAAGGCATCTAACCTTGCCAACCCCACTGTCGTTGCTGCGGCTGATACGATTGACCTGTTGCTGAACACTGCTGTTCCGGCAAACGCGGTTGTCACCGTATTCGCCATCGTAGCAGACGCCAACTGATATAGGGGGCGCAAGCCCCCTCTCTAAGAGGATACGCACATGGGTCTTTATACCGGTATTGCTCAGGACAACCTGACAATCAACAGCGGTCAGGCCAGTAACTTCACGCTCAACACCGTGAAGTCCACTGCACCTGTTACCAAAACGGCATCCTTCACGTTGGCAGCAACTGAAAACTTCGTTGTGTGCAATGGCGCGGGTTCGATTAGTGTCACGTTCCCTACGGCTTCGGCCAATGCAGGGCGCGTGGTTACGATCAAAACCATCGCAGCACAGACCGTTGTCTCAGCTTCGACCAACGTCAAGCCCGTTGGCTCCAACACGGCTGGCACTGCCATCCTTGCCGGTACTGCTGGTAAGTGGGCTACGCTGGTTTGTGATGGGACTGATTGGGTTGTAATGGCCGCAGGCTGATAGCAGGGGCTTCGGCCCCTGTTTTTATAGGGTGTTACCATGCCTACAAATTTGACGAACAACACTATTACGTCAACCTATAACCAGTTGCTGCATGTCAGTGACGGGCCTACTAGCTCGTTGAAAACTGTTTATAGCGGTACCGGCACGGCGACTGCCCTGAAAGTCAGTACGCTGGCGGTGGCTGTAGATAATCTCCAGTTTGACGCCAACACCATTTCCTCTACCAATACCAACGGCGACATCTATCTGACGCCGAACGGTACTGGGCAGGTCACAATCTCCAACGCGAACTTTACTGGCGCGACCACGTTCACAGGCACCACCATCAACGGCGGCAACCTGCGAATGACCAGTAACACGCTGTCGAGTACGAATACGAACGGCAACGTGGTTGTCGCACCTAACGGTACGGGCGATGTGCAGCTTGACGCTGACACTGTGCGGATGGGTGACGCCAACGTCGATGCCACGCTGACGACGAACGGCACCGGTGACATGATCATCAGTACCAACAGCGGTACGAACTCCGGCATCATCCGTATCTTCGACGGTGTGAACGGCAATATAACGCTGACCCCCAACGGCACAGGCGATGTTGTTCTCAGCGCTGACACGGTACAGATCGGAGATTCAAACGTCGATGCTACCCTGACGACCAGTGGTACAGGCGACCTGATCCTCAATACCAACAGCGGTACGAGTTCAGGTACTATCCGTATTTACGATGGCGCAAACGGCAACATCGACCTAACGCCAAACGGCACCGGTACGGTGAACGTCAGTAAGATCGCTGTGACTTCGGGTACAGTACCGTTGAGTACTATTACTGGCCTGAAGTACGCACAGTTTTATTCTACGGCTGATCAGACTGCTACGGCTAATACAGCAACGGTGGTGACATTTAACAATTCATCGGCGTTTAACTCAGGTATTACAGTAGTATCCAGTACACAGATCACTGTCGATACAGCGGGCACCTACGAGTTTACGGTCAGTATTCAGTTTGCAAACAGTGATGCATCAGACCATGTAGCGTTCTTCTGGTATAGGAAGAACGGTACTGACATCGTTGCGTCATCGTCTGGTATTTCTGTACCTCGCGCTTCTTATGGCGGTATAACCCTCGCGCAAGTTTCTATTATGGAAAGTATGACCGCCAGCCAGTATATCGAAGTGTATTGGGCTACTGACAACGCGGCTGTGACGTTAGACCATACGGCGTCAATTGCGTCCCCTTATGTTAGACCGGCGACCCCATCAGTTATTTTAGTTGCTAAGCGTGTAGCGTGAGGTTGATATGGCTAAGTCCCCTGCATGGCAACGCAAAGAAGGTAAAGACCCCAAGGGCGGTTTGAACGCTAAGGGTCGTGCATCCTACAACAAGGCCAACCCCGGCAAGCCGGGGCTAAAGCCGCCCCAACCTGAAGGCGGTCCTCGCCGTGATTCTTTTTGCGCCCGGATGAAAGGGATGAAGAAGAAACTTACGAGCGAGAAGACGGCCAACGATCCTAACAGCCGTATCAACAAGTCCCTCCGAGCGTGGAACTGCTGATGTCATACACCAAACCCGGCCTCCGCGAGAGGATCAAAGACAGGGTGATGGCGTCTGGCAAAGGGGGCAAGCCGGGGCAGTGGTCTGCGCGTAAGGCGCAGATCGTCGCTCAGGAATACAAGGACGCAGGCGGCGGCTATACTGGTGGGAAGACTTCCGCGCAGAAGTCGCTCTCCAAGTGGACGAAGGAAGACTGGGGCACTCGCTCCGGTAAGCCGTCCACGCAGGGGGAGAAAGCAACGGGGGAGCGTTACTTGCCTAAGAAGGCACGGGAAGCGCTGAGTCCTGCGGAGTACGCAGCGACGACCCGTGCCAAGCGTGAGGGGATGCGGGAAGGCAAGCAGTTTGTGAAGCAGCCCGAGTCCGTGGCGAAGAAGACAGCAAAATACAGGTGACCAATGAGATACCTACGCAATATAAAAGACGGTTTCATCTACGAGTGGAACGAGATTCTTGCCAGCAATCCCCTTTGCCGAGAAGTAACTGAGCAAGAAGCGTATCCTGAGCGCTTCATCACGCCAGCCGTAGAAGAGAAGATTGAGGAGGTGGCGAAGACTCGCGCTAAGCGTAAGTCCAAGCTCGACCTCGCTACTGAGGACATTCCTGAGCAGTTGGCGGTCTTCTCTGAAGAACTTAATGCGGACGCCTCCAGAGGGCTGTAATCATGCTGGTAAGTGACGTGATCGGGCAGGCAAGAGTACTCTTGCAGGACACTAAAATAACGTACCGCTACAGCGACGTTATTCTTATTGGCTTCGTAAACCAAGCGCTGAAGCGGATGCTGTATTTCCGTCCCGATCTCTTCACAACTATCGGTAGTATCGCGCTTACACAGAATACCGTGGTGCAGTCCCTCCCGTCAGGTGGGGTACGATTGGTAGAGATATTCTCGGTTAGTGGTGGTAGTGCAGTCACGGAAGTCAGCCGCGAAATGCTCGACTTGTCCACACCTACGTGGACAAGTGATACGGCTGGAACACCAGTGAACTATGCACGGCATGTGCGTAACCCCACCAAGTTCTTCGTCTATCCAAGACCTACGGCGGGTATCTCGCTGATCGGTGAGTATGTCAATACGCCAGCGACGTACACGACAGTCAGCAACACTATTGCAAACCTGCCGGATACCTACCTGCCATCACTGGTTGATTGCGTAGTATTCTTGGCAGAGTCTGTTGACGATGAAAGCGTAAATGCTGGCCGTGCCAAGTTGTACTACGACTCGTTCGTCCAATCGTTGGGCGCTAACCTTGGGCTTCGTCCGTTGACGGATACCGAAGACGCAGGACTGTCGCCGCAACCCGGATACGCTAGACCGCAAAGGCAGGTGATCTAATGCCAACCCGTGCGTTTTCTACTCTCGTACCTTCTATTGCGGCGTATGCTCCGGGGTGTCCTACACCCGTGATTACGCAGTACATCCGCAATGCAGCTATTGAGGCATGTGAGCGTACTTTATTTTGGCGATACCGCACTGCACAGACTGCGCTAACTCCGCTTCAGTCTACCTATGACTACGCAGATTTTTTTACTGCGAGTGGGTCTGCTCTATCTACGACACTTGATTCCGGGCGCACAAATTCGCAGGGCGTACTTAGTAACGGCGATTTCACATACACATGGAATCACGCCGGTGATTTCGGTACATCGTATGGAACTGGGTCGCGTAGCGCGGGCAAGTATTATTTCGAGATAGTGAACGACACAGAGTCCGGTACGGTACCCGTGCCGACAGTAACCGTTACGCTTGATCCATACCTATATAACGTACTTGGAACGCTGTCGAACGGCAACCTCACATATACATGGAGTTATGTAGGTTCGTTTGGTTGCGCTTACGGAACGGTTCCAAAAAATACAGGCAAGTTTTATTTTGAGGTAATCAACACAACGCCCGGAAACTATGGCTATGCCATATACGACAACTGGTCTTTTTGTGCAGGAATTTCTACAGGCGTCAGAAACACAGGTAATGACATTTTGCCGGGCAGCGATGCTACTGGGTGGGGCTTTTCCAACAGGAATAGTTCAGGATTAACCATTGATTCATCCACTTGGCATAACGGGATACCAACGGCGCTTACTGGGGTTCCGCAGGTACCGCAAGGCGGATACCTCGGTGTGGCGGTTGATCTTGACGCTGGAAAAGTGTGGTTCAATGCAAATGGCACTTGGGTTGGCGGTGGCAATCCTGCTGCTGGCACCAGCCCTGCCTACACTTTTACACCGAACACTGTAATGTATCCTGCTGTTGGACAAGCCACTATTGGTGCATCAACGGCAAACTTTGGCGTCACTGCATTTTCGGGCGTAAAACCATCAGGGTTTCTTGCGTGGAATGTAGACGCAGGACTTACCAATTCATTCGATCCTATATCCAGTAATGCAAACATTGCACTTACTGGTAGTAATAAGACTGCAAAAAGCACAAGCTCTGCGCTGCCCCTTGGCCAGTTCTACGGTGCTATTTCTACGATCTCGCACAACACCGGCAAGTATTACATTGAGTTCACCCAAGACGTTTATGTCACCAAATCCTTAGAAGTCGGTTTGGTCAAAAGCACTTTTGATATGGGGATGCCAACTTCAAACTACATTGGTTATACCGCTGACGGGTATGGTGTTGATGTTGATTGGGCTGGAAACTTGTTTGCTTTGAATAGCCTTACGTCAAGCACAATTGGGACCGGCCTTACCTCCAACGGCGATAAAGTCGGGATTGCTGTAGATTTTGATGCCGGCAAGTGGTGGGTACGCCGGAACGGAACATGGACCAACGGCGATCCTGCTGCCGGAACTGGTGGCGTCATTGCGTTTCCGTTCACGCCCAACACCACACTGTATGCTGCTATCGCACTTAATGGTACTGTGGCGCAGGTCACTACAAATTTCGGTGACTCTGCATTTGCACACACGATACCTTCCGGGTTCAGCCCTTGGGGGCTTACGAACACTACGCTGATCTATGACAACGTGGGCTTCTCCGGTGGAGTTGCTACGGCAGCCCGCAGTACAGCGAATGGGTACATACCGGGCGCTGATGCAAACAGTTGGGGTTTCTCCAACCAAAATAACACAGGGCTTGCCACTGACAGTTCTATCCGCCACAACGGCGTGATTGACTATGCGACGATGGTAGGTATCGACCAGATACCACAGAACGGATACCTCGGCGTAGCGGTAGACTTTGACGCGGGCAAGATGTGGTTTGATGTTAATGGAAGCCTGCCATATGGCGGTAGCCCAAGTACTGCCACGTCACCAACCTACACCTTCACACCCGGCACCGTGCTATACCCAGTAGTAGGGCAGGGTGGAATAGCGCCATACGGTTCATCTACGGCGAACTTCGGAGCAACCCAGTGGATAGGGCAGCTACCTACCGGGTACCAACCGTGGAATGGGATTGCGGTTGCGGGGTTAGACGTAGAGGTCCATGCGACCTTTGACGCTACGCTTGTAGACGGCCCTACCCTTGAGCCACTGCCGCTTGATACGGCGCTTGAGCGGTTCTCCAAGTGGGATGCTACGGATCAGGCCAGCCAGCCGCAGACGTTCTGCCAGCTTAACCCTGCTCAGTACATCCTGCTCCCCAAGCCGGAAGCTGGATCGACCTACGAGATTATGATGACGCTGGCGCTGAAGCCCTTGCGAACAGCGACAGGGATGGATGAGGATGTCTTCAATGAACTTGAGGACTTGATCGTCCACGGGACGTTGCAGCGGTTGCTCATGATCCCCAACCAGAACTGGACCGACTATGAAATGGCTAAGTACCACAAGCGGCAGTACTTGGCGAAACTCACAGAGCGTAGGGCGCGGGCCAACCTTGGCAACATGCGCGGGCCTATGTTTGTGAATATCCCACCGTTTAGTTAGGGGCTGGATGTATGGCATTACGTGCGTTCTCTACGCTTGAACCCATCATCGCCGCTAGTGCGCCGGGATGCCCCACACCTACGATCATCAAGTATATCCGCGAGGCGGCTATCGACGCTTGTGAGCGCACCCTGTACTGGCGCTATCGCCCCAGTGATATAGCCCTCACCCCGCTCCAATCTACCTACTCATACCCGACCATCGTGGATGGTGTGACTACGTTGGATGTCGATGTCCATGCCATCCTCAAGGCTGTCCTCGTAGACGGTCCCGCACTGGAGCCTATGGCGTTGGACTTCGCAGTGAAGCGGTTCCCCCAGTGGGATGCTGTTGACCAAGCCAGCCAGCCGCAGGTTATTTGCCAGCTTAGTACCAAGCAGTACATCCTGCTCCCCAAGCCAGAAGCCGGGTCATCATATGACCTCACCCTGACGCTGGTCCTGAAGCCGTCACGGGTGGCTACAGCGATGGACGCAGTGACATTCAACGAACTTGAAGATGCGATAACCCATAACACGTTACAGCGTCTTCTGTTGATGCCCGATCAGAACTGGTCAGATCGTGACGGGGCGGCGTATCACATGCGCGAATACATGGCTAAACTTACGGAACGCAGGGCACGGGCTAACCTCGGCAACATGCGTGGCCCCATGACCGTCCGTAGAGCCTTCTTTGGAGCCTGACATGAAGATTGATTTTGAGATCACTGCGAACGGCTACACCTACCGCGATGCCCTGCACCTGCCGGATGACCACGGGTTGTCTGAGGCTGAGATCGCCGCCATGCAGCAGGCACGGTTTGATGCTTGGTATGAAGTGTTGACCAACCCGCCTGCACCCGCACCTGAAGAAGAACTCGTTTCGGAGATTTAACGAATGGCAACGTACTACTGGGTTGGCGGGTCTGGAACGTGGGATAACGTAACAACTGCGAATTGGGCAGCGTCATCAGGCGGCGCTGGCGGCGCTGGCGTTCCAAATAACGCAGACACGGCACTTTTTGATTCTAACTCAGGTACTGCTGCGACAGTGACTGTTGCGGATACTGCCGTTTGTTTGGATGCCACCATAAACAAGTCGGACATTAACTTGTCGCTGTCTGGATCGCCTACGTTCGCCGGCACGCTGACGCTGACCGCAGGCACGATAACGCTTAATACCTATACGCTTACTTGCTTGATTTTTTCTTCTAACTTCACTACTGCCAGAACAATTGCGTTTGGCACCGGCAATATTACGTTGACTGGTAACAACGCCACTATCTGGAACATGGCTGACGTTTCCACCTTTACCTACACGGGCACCCCAACCGTTAACGCCACTTACTCGGGGTCTACTGGAGGAAGAACAATCAACCACGCTGGCACAGCAGGTGGTTCAGAAGCCAAAGCGATCTCATTCAATATTACGGCGGGCACTGATATTGTCGCTATTGGAAACAGTGGTTTTTATAAAAACTTAGTCTTTACTGGTTTTGCGGGATCGCTCTCAAACGTCACAAGAACCATATACGGCAACCTGACCCTTTCTACAGGCATGACCGTTACTGGCGGCACAAACGCCACAATCTTTGCTTCGTCTTCTGGAACGCAAACCATTACCAGCAATGGTATAACATTTGATGTGCCTATAAACATAGGTTCAGCGACTGCGTTTCCAACGGTAGAACTTGCTGATGCTCTTAACACTGGCTCAAGAAACATATTTGTAATAGCAGGAACCTTTGATACCAAGGGGTACAATGTAACATGTGCTAGTTTTCAAACTGCTCCCGCATCTGCATATACAAAAGCTATAAAATTAAACAACTCTACGGTTACTTTGTCTGGAACATTGGGATTTTTATTTCCAAACAATTTTACATTTGATGCCGGCACGTCATCTATTGTTATGACTGCCGTAAATCCAAGTTTTCTTGCGTATTACTGGTCGTCTATTACTTTTTATAATGTATCTTTTACGAGTTCTGCGCCGACACAGCTTCGTTTACATTTTCCTCCGGGAACTGCAACTTTTAACAACTTGTCTTTTACTAGCGCCCCTGCAACATCATACGTTATTTTACTGACAGGTAACATAAAGGTTAATGGTACTCTGACTCGTCCTACTGGTAATTCATACGTCAACCGTGTTTCTTTTTATTCATACGCTGGATCAACCATAAACGCAACCGCTATATCCGGCACGTTGACCGATGTGGACTTTCGAGGGATTACAGTCACTGGCCCTACGGCTCCTTGGACAGGTACACGCCTTGGCGATGGTGGCGGCAATAGCGGCATCACAGGGTTTGAAGCACCCAAGACGGTGTATTGGAGTCAGGCTGCTGGTGGAAACTGGAGCGACACAGCATGGGCTACATCCAGTGGCGGCACACCCGCTGTAGCTAACTATCCAATCCTTGGCGACACGGTTATCTTTGATAACGCAGGTTTGAATACGTCTGCTACGGTAACAACAGATCGATCATTTGCTATAAACAACCTTGATTTTTCTACCAGATCAAACGCAATGACGTTTGCTGTTGGTAGCGTAAGCCATGTAGTAAATGGAAATTACGCAGGTTCTTCTGCTGTTACTATGACAGGAAACAGTAATTTTCTTGCCGGAGCATGGAGTGGAACATCTACGTTCACAAGTAATGGCTCTACTATTTCTATCGCTACTCTAGCATCTTGTGGGCCAACTGGAACATTAACATTTGCAGATAACTATACAAGTACGTCGCAACTACAGGTTATAAGTGGAAGTGTTAATCTGAACGGAAAAACATTTTTATGTAATCAATTTGCAACACTTTATCCAGTTAATTGTGCTGTAAGTTTGTCGGGTGCTGTTATCACTACATCTGGAAGTTTATCAGCTGCTATTAATAATGGTGGATATGGCTATAAAACATTCACAGGCGCTTGTACTTTCAATATGTCTAGTGCGTCTGCTAAAAGTGTTAATAATGGAGCAATGCTAAATTTGTCAGGGTTTACGTTTGTAAATACTGGCGCAGGTGCTTTGACGTTTTCCAACATTCCTATCCCCGGCTTCACTGACGGGCAATACGGCATCTATGGCGACATCCAAACCACGGTTCGCCCTGCCACGATTAACTTTGGCGATACTCAGACGTTCCAGTTCAACAACTTCACAATCTCCGGCACCTCCGGCAACCTTGTGACATTACAGTCCAGCCTAGCAGGTACCAAGGCAACATTGATCGATACCTCGGGGACGAACAACCTGTCGTTCTGCTCCATCCAAGACATAGAGGCTACGGGCGGCGCTACGTGGAACGCGTACTACGCCAACGGGAACCTGCGGCAGACCAACGTCACGGGGTTCAACTGGGTATATATTGGTCCCTTTAATGTATACACTCTAGGGGCGGCAGGGTTCACCGAAGCCATCCGCATCAGAGGACGTATTAACATATCGGTGTACGGTAGCTTTGTAGGTACAGTTACTTTACAGCGAAGCATGGATGCTGTTACATGGACTACTGTGGACACCTACACATCCCCTGAAGAGCGCTTCGGGCATGAGCCGGAACTCATCTACTATAGGGTAGGCTTCCCAACTGGCGGCTATACTTCAGGCACAGCGTACGTCCGTATCGGGCGTGAAAGCAAAGCGTACTACTAACGATTAGAGGAAGCAGACATGCCCGGAAACATATTTGGCCCGAAGACCGTAGAGGCAGAACTCGTCGGTTCTAACGGGATTGAGGCAGGCGTCACCCAATACGGTTACCTGCGCACGACGCAGGAGCCTACCCCGCTTTTTACTGACAACTTCGACACACTGGACACGACCAACAAGTGGACTGCCAAAACGGCCACCGGCACGGCCACCGTGACGCTTGGCAATCTTGTTATGCAGTCCAGCACGACCGCCAGCGCATACGGCGGTATCAGCACCCAGACGTCTTTTGCGCCTGATGGTGTCAACTTCCTTGCGCAGGGTATGACGGTTATTGTCCCTAACGTCATTCAAGCAAACACCCTGCGGTTTTGGGGATGGGGCGCTGTTCCGACTACTCCGACCATTGCTGTTCCTACAGCCAACGGCGTAGGCTTTGAACTTAGCGATACCGGGGTTATAACCTGCGTCATTTATCAAAACAGCGTCAAGACGAATACGGCTGATAGCGGCTACACGGCTACGAACAACATCCCGTTCTACACTGCGATCGCTCGCCGCGCTGACCGGATCGATTTTTACATTAACTCTACTAGCGTTCCTGTCGCCACGTTCCTCATTCCAGCGCTCGATGTCGCCACGCTCCCCGGTTACATGATTGCCATTAACGGGGCAACGCCACCTGCTGCTGCGGCGCAACTGATCTGTACGGCTTTCGGTATTGCGACGACCGGTTGTAACACGATGTTCTTGTCAGACCCGGCTAACCCGCAGTGGCGCGCAAACGTCACCAAGCCGTCAACGGCTGCGGCTGCAACTAACTCCGCACTGGTCGCAGCACTGCACCCGTCCAGCCCGTTGAACGGTCAGAGCGCGCATGACGCTGTTGTTGCTGGCAGCCCTGTGCGGTTGGCTGGTCGCGCATTGACTGCTGCTTACACGGCGGTAGCCACGGGTGACACTGCGGACTTGATCACTACGACTCAAGGCGTGGTCATTACCCGTCCGTACCAGATTCCTGAACTGGAATTTTCCTATGCCTCTGCCGCTGGTGGTGTCGTCAACACAACAGACGTAGTGCTTGCCGCCGCCGCTGGTGCCGGTCTGCGCCGGTATGTGTGCAGTATCGGCTTGTCGAACAATTCGGCAACGGCTACGGAAGTGGTGCTGAAAGACGGCTCTACGGTCATCTGGCGCGGCCATTTGCCGGCTAACGCGCCTAACCTGCACATTGATTTCAGCACTCCGCTTAAAACGTCTGCCAACGCGGCGCTTAACTTTGCCTGCATCACGACTGCCGCTGCTGTTTATGTAAACGCTCAGGGGTATACCGCGCCATGATAACCATTAGCGAAAAAACCTACGATTCCGGGTTTTGGACTGTTGTTTGTGTTATTGACGGAAACAAAGGTACTTTTGTTGGGCC